AAACTCTGAATATGACAGGGATGAGCTTAATAGATGTAATAAAGTTTTACATTCGGAATAACAAGATAAAAATTAATTGACTATTTAATTTGCAAACTTGTTTATATCAAAAAGATATTGCAAGCGTAAACTAAATAAAAGGTCTATGTTACGAGGAAAAATGCCCTCTTTGCGAGATAAACACGCAGAAGAGGACGCTAAAGAAGAAGCTCTTAGACTAAAAGAGCTTGAAAAAGTAAAGAAGAAAGCAGCAAAAGAGGCTGAAGAGTTAGAAGAAAGGCTCGAAGAACTCGAGGAAGATCTCGAGGTTAAAAAATCTAAAGGTCGGTCAAAAAAGGATAAAAAATCTAAATAATACAATTATGAAAAAGAAAACAAAGAAAAAACTATTATCAGTTTTGCCTGGTTTAACAGCCGTAGCTTTGGTAGGCGTATTGGGTTTAGGTCTTCTAGCTACAGCTTATTCAGGTGGTTCACCTAAGTACTTAGTTGAAGGAGACTTAAATGTTACTGAAGCAGTACAACCTGCAGTAGTAGTAGCAGAGCCAGCACTTGGTGCTTTTCCTGGCACAGACATATATGTAGCACCTCGATTTAACGTAGGTTTTGGTAATAGAGTGTTAGCAACAAGCACAACTGGATCAGCAGTAACACTAGCTGAAAGAGACTTGCTAAACTACGATATATTTGAAATGTCAAACTATACTCAGAATCTAACTATCACCCTTCCAGCAACTTCAACATTGTCTGGAGTATTAAGAGACCCTGGTGATAGAAGGACTTTCATGATTAGAAGTATGACAACTACAACTGGTGCAACAGTTCCTACTATTACAGTAGCAGCAGGAATTGGATGGGACTTACTCGGCGTTGACGCAAACGTTGATGTTATAGCACCTAATGTAACATTGACTATGGATTGCTATCGTGAGTCATCTTCTTCAACCTTGTTCACATCTTCAAATATTGTTTGCGGATTACAAGAGTTAATAGCAGTAGATTGATTTGTATAATTATATAAGTTAAATATGAGTTCTCAATCTCGTTAAAAATTGGCTCGCGGTTATTATTCCGCATAATAAAAATTAATTTGAGCTATCGTTTGCTAACATAAACGACCGCTCCATTATCATTTATGGAAGAAGAAAATACAAATGAGGAGGTTTTAGATGACGTTGATACAGATTCAACAGAAGATAAAACAGCCGAACTAGAAGCCGAGCTTCAAAAAGAAAGAGGTATGAGAAAGAGAGCTGAAACTAAAGTTAAGAAGATACAGCTTGCCTCTTCTGAAAAAGAAGAAGCTCCTGAGAAAGTAGAATCTAAATCAAGTGAATTAGATTATGACGACGTTTATCTAGCTGCTAAAGGCATTGAAGACGATGCAGAGGTTGACTTTGTAAAAAGTATAAAGAAGAAAACTGGTGAAAATATTAGAACCGTTCTCAAAGACGAATTTGTTCAGAGTAGATTAGAGCAAATGAAAGCAGATAGTACTGCTCTAAAAGCTACTCCAACAGGATCTAAAAGAGGTACACCGTCAGCAGGTAAAAACTCTGTTGATTACTGGTTAGCTAAAGGGGAGTTTCCACCTAAAGGTGAGACAAAACTCCGTAGAGAGTATATTAATCGCAAGATGAATGATGGCGATAGTGGTAGTATTTTCACAGATAAACCCGTTTCTTAATCTCGTTCATATTGATTCTTATTAACTAATAACAATCATTATGGCTAGTACATGGGTATATCCTGAACAATGGGCAGAGAAGTTGCAAGAGCGACTAGACTCTCCTCAGAACTTCAAGGAAGTATGTAAAGTTGAAATAAACAACTCTAGGGTATTGCATAATCCTTACCAGTCAACAGAAGTAACAGCTGTTGCACATACAAGAGGAACTGCATATACATATCCTAATTTAGTAAATACAGATGAATCAGTTACAATTAACCAATCAAGGGCTGCAACTACATTCATCGACAGAGCTGACCTTGCTCAACAGAAATACTCTAATCAAATGAGAGCAGCTGATGTACAAGGAACAGTTTTGAACGAGTATCTTGAGACTGATATGCTTGCAAATCACGGAATGCTTACAAATTTCGACAACACAGAACTTGGCGGAGGTGCTGGAAATATCACAGTTTCAGCTTCTAACATCGACGATATTATCAGAGGTGTTAAACGCAAGGTTCGTGTAGCAAATGGCGTAGCAATGGCAAACAGACATGGATACTTCATTATTTGGAGACCAGCGGACTTCGAGATTCTCGAAGCGTTTGCACAGGCTAACGGATTTAATACCGCAGATCGTGCATTACAAAACGGCACTATCGAAGGCTTTAATTTCATGGGTGTTGACCACCTAGTTTCTAACTCACACGCATCAGGACATTTGATGGGTGGAGTTAAGAAATTAATGCACTTAGGAATCGTAAAAGACACTTTTGGACAGGTAACGATAATCCAAGATCCAGGACTAAAGTCTGGTGTAGGTATCGTTTCTCGTGTTGATTGGGAGTTTAAGGTTTGGACTAATACAAAACCACTCGTTTTTGACATCTTGGTCAACTAGGTTGTTTCGATTTACTATCTCTCTGGCAACAGGGAGATAGAACAATATAAATAACTTAAAAAAATATGCACATTGCAGACATTAACGCAGAAGCACGAGCTTTAGTAGATGCAGATACTACTTCATTAACAGATGCAACACTTCTTAGAAGGGTCAATGCAGCTTATGAGGAGGTTATAGGAAAACTACTTGCACTCGATACTAACTGGTCTTTTGGCGACAGCAACTATACCTCTTTACCTACGGGGCTATCTAATCTCACGGCAGGGACACAGGCATACCAACTAACAAGTGGCTGGTTGAATATACACTCTGTTCAGATTTTAGATGATGATGGTAATTGGAAAGAACTTAAGCCTAGGCTTTTAAAAGACCTTGAACCAATTACAGAGTACCAGGAGACAGACGGAGAACCAGCAGAGTACGCATTAAGAGAGGATTTTTTGTTACTCTTTCCAGCTCCAGCTGCCGCAGACGTAACTACCACCAATGGACTCAAGCTTATAGTAGATAGAACTGCGAGTGTTTATACGTCAGGCGAGGTTACAACTGGCACAAAGGTTCCAGGCTTTGCCTCACCTTGGCACGTTCTCTTAGCTTATAAGATGGCACTTCCTTACGCTCAAAGTTATAAGCCAAAGCGTGTTCCTTTTTTAGTAAACGAAATTAACCGACTTGAAAGAGGACTGATAAACCACTATTCAAAAACAAACAAAGACACTTTAGTAAGAAAAAAATTAAGTCCAGCATTAATAATCCACAGGTAATATGGGACAAATAAGAGAAATAAACATAGCACAGTTCAACGGTGGTATTTCAACAGACGAGCGAAGCCCACAGGCAAATGTATGTAGGCATTGTGAGCATTTTGATATTTACACCTCGCCTTATAAGCTAATCCCTTATAGAGATACAGAGGCAGATGATGATACTGGCGGCGGTGCTGGCACACTAGATACTTATGATGTTAAGCATTTTCAATTAGGATTAAATGGCAGCTTATATGCAATAGGAGTTTCTGGTTCTACGGTAAAAGTACTTAGTAAAGCAGACCCAACTACTGGTAATTGGACAGTAGAGTCTAATGCAAGTGTTTCTGCACGAATAGACGGTGCTTTTATTGAATGGCAATCTAAATTTTGGTTCTTTACCGGGACAAATAAGTTAACCAGTTGGACTATATCAGGTTCAACTTTTACAGATGAAGGAACAGTTGGAACTATCACAAGTGTAGCTCAGGGCGTACTAGGTCCGGACAATAATTTGTACATGTTTTACGATAATAAGGTAGTAAGAGTCAGCTCGGCAAGTGCAGAGGAAGATGATGTGTTCACTGCAATCCCATCTGATATGAGAATAACATCTGCTACTCGTTATGGAGCATACCTGGCTATTGGCTGTTCCTATGGAACTTCAAATACAGCCTCTCCCGCTGGAGTTGCCAAGGTGTTCCTCTGGGATTACGCAACTACAGGTACAGCTGCTGATGTTCTTGATTTTGGAGAAGGAAATTTAAATGTATTAGGAAATGTAGAGGGTTCATTAATAGGAGTGTTAGATAAATACATGGAAAAGTCTACCGTAGGAGATGATCTATCAGTAGGGCAAGGCACAATGGTTGTAAAACGATGGGCGGGCGGAATTGTACGAACGGTTAAAGAACTTCAAGCCAATCAATCAGTTACCTTGGGTAGAATGTTAAAAGACAAGGTAGAAAAAGATAACAAGCTATATTGGGTGGCATCAGTTCCTTATTCAACTTCAACCTCAACAGAGTCTACGTATAACTTGGGGATTTGGAGCTTTGGTAGAAAAGACTCTAACTCCGAACTTGCTCTTAGCCTAGATTACATAGAAGCAAATATAGCCACTGCAAACTATAAAATAGTTTCTTTTGGTGCAGCTGGTAACTACTGGTTCATCAACCATTCAAATGATGGGTCTGTTCATAAGACAAATGACGTTGCAGCATACACAACAACCTCACTCTATGAGACTCAAGTTTTTGGGGATGGGCATCAAACGAACAAATTAAAAGGAGTGTCCCTTTCTGTAGATTCCCTAAAAAGAACCGCCACCATGACAATAGCAAGCCCAGCTGTTGTTACCTTAACTGCACATGGTTTCTCGGCTGGCGACAGCTTCTTTTTTACAACAAGCGGTGCACTGCCTACTGGGGTATCAGCAAATACAAAATACTACGTGTTATCAAGCGGTTTGACTGCCGATGCATTTCAATTTGCTACAGCAGCCGGTGGAACTGCAATAGTTTCAACTGGTAGCCAATCAGGGACTCATACAGCCCACTCTGGCAAATGTGCTCTTAAGTATAAAAAAGATGGTGAGTTAAGTTGGACTACGATATTTGATATTGACATAGACAGCACTTTTGATAATAACAATGTCCCAGCGTTTAGACGTAAGGCAATTAATATAGAAAGCTCTGGAACAACTCTACCTGATTATAGAGAGATTGAATTTAGAATTGAATCAACAAAAGGTATGGCTATAACCGGGCTTAGGATTAGGATTGAAGAAATAACAGATGGTTTGTATGGCTGAAGATATTTTAAAATTAGAGAATAAACTCAAAAACCTTGAAACAGAGTTTGAAGACTTTTCATATTCTATAAGCAAGAAATTAGGTAACAGTGGTGCAAGAGAGGTGGTAACTCAAATAGCAAATGGATCAAAGCTTGTCATAGGTCAGACAGACGCAGTCTTTAAAGCTGACCAGAACGGAATCTACTTAGGTAACGCAGTATTTGCTTCAGCACCTTTTAGGGTATCAATGGCAGGAGCACTAACAGCTACTTCTGCAACTATTACTGGTTCTGTTATAGCAACAGGCGGTGCTTTTGGCGGTTGGGTCTTAACTGCTACAACTTTTTATAACTTGGTCAGTGGAACTCCAACAGCAAGTCCCTCAGATGGCTTGGTATTTGATGCTACCAATCAAGTTATTACAGCCTATGAGAATACAGAAAAGCGAATAGAGGTTGGCAAATTAAGTAGTGGAATCTTTGGCGTTAAAACTTATGACGACAATGGTACTACTATTTTACTGGAAGTTTCAGACACTCAAAAAGTTGTTGCTGGCTGGACAATAAGTTCAACTACCCTAGCCAACTCAACTAATATAATATTAGACGCCTCTAACAAAGCAATCAGTATAAATGACGCAACCTTTGGCAATCAAGGGATACAGGCTCAATACAATTCAGGGACTCCAAGATTTTATTGTGGAGATGGTGCAGACCAACATTTAAACTTTGATGGAACCAATACAACAGTCAATAACTCAACACTAGACTTCCAGAATGTATTTGGAGATGGGGCAGATGGCTCTCTAACAACCTCAGGGGATGTAGCCCTAACATCCGATACTTATTATACAGATTTGACTATAAGCACAAATGATAAAATAGATACTGCTGGATATAGACTATTTGTAAATGGAACATTAACCATAAATAGTGGTGGAGTAGTAGAAAGAACTCCTAATGCAGGTGGTAATGGTGGAAATGCCACATTAAACCACACAATAGGAGCGGCTGGAAGTGCAGCAGGGGCTTTAGCAGATGGTTCTGTAAAAGGGGCGTTGGCTGGAGAGGTTGGGATTGCTGGCACACTTGGAGTTAGCTATACAACTACTGGGGCTGGCTCAACAAACGGTACTGCTGGTACCAACGGCACTAATGGAACAAATATAACTAAGTCATTAGCATCTGCTGACGGTGTAGCAGGGACTAACGGAGCAGTTGGTGGTAATGCCTCTGTATCTCCAATATCAGGGACTGGTGGAGCAGCGTCTACTGGTGGCACCGCTGGTACAAGAACTTCTACTCCTAAAAATGAGATACGAAGTGAAACAGCAGCATATATGCTTTTTGATACGATAGATGGAACACAAATGCAGGCAGCACCTTCAAATGGAAATGGCGGAACTCCTGGAATTGGTGCAGTAGCAAAGGGTCCGAGTGGTTCTGAGGTTGGGAGTGTATATTCTGGTGCATCTGGAGGGACAGGTGGTGGTGGCTCTCAAGGCGGAATATGTACAGTCTTTGCTCGTAAAATAATTATTAACTCTGGAGGAACTATGAGAGCTAATGGTGGAGATGGAGGAGCTGGTGGAAACAGTGGAGACAGCAGAACATCTGGTACAACAGGAGGATTAAGCTATGCTGGTGCAGGAACGCCTGGGGCAGTTGGTGGAAGTGCTGGTAACGGAGGCATACTTATTTATGTTTATTCAAGTTTAACAAATAATGGCACAATAGAGGCTGTAGCAGGTACGGTTGGAGCAGGTGGAAGTGCAGGAACAAAAGTTGAGGAGACTGGAGCTTCTGGAACACCCGTTGCAAATCAGGGTGCTTCAGGTGCAGCAGGTGCAACTGGAATAGCGGGGGTCAGTATTCCTATTAAGGTTTAAATATGAAGTATATCTTTTTTCACAAAAATAATAAGATTAAATTTTACTCAAAGGGAATTAAGGTTTCTAAATCTTCTTTACCCCATAAAATAATCAATTTAAAAAAATCAGAAGAAGATAAGTTAAAGGAAAACTATGACTTATCTATTAAAGGAAATAAACTTATTTTTACAGAAGCTCCTCATCAAAAAAAGTTAAAGAAAGAAAAGGATAGAAAGGATACACTTGAACAAGTAAAAGAACTTAAAGGACAAATCAAAGATATGGCAGCTAAGGATGCCATTGATAAAATTTTAAAAATAATTGAATCATAAACATATGGCACTACCAAAACAAATTAGAGGCAAATTTTTAACTGACCCAGAAGGTAAGAAATTTTTTAGAACAACAGAAACAGGTTTAGAAGAAGTAACAAAGCAATCAATAGGCGGGGGAGAGGTCTCTGGCGTTGGTGCCGAAGAATTAGCATCTCTGCGTAGAGGTGAAGTTTTTGCTGGTGGTGGTTTACAAACTGCTTTTATGCCAACCTTTGAACAGCAACACGGCACAGTTGCTGCAGTTCAACAGGGTAAGCTAGATAGAGCAATTAGACCCGATGAAATTCGTATGCTTAGAAAAGCTGGCATATCTGAAGCACAGTTAGGCGGAGTAAAATCAGACGCAACATTTGATCAACAGTTTAGAGCGAGAACTGGGAGGTTTCCTACTAGAGCAGAGAGTATTGCAGGAGGACAGACAGTACCACAACCTACCGCTCCAATAGGAGAAGGTGTTGCAGGTTTAACAAACCAAGAAGCATTAGCAAGACTTAAAAAAGAACAAGAAAATATAGCTAAATATGGCACAGCAATTCCTACTCCTGATCAAATAAAAGCTGGACCGATAGTTCAACCAAAGATAGATACGGGCGTTATCTCAAAAGATACAATAGGTGATACTAAAAAAGATAAGTTTGTAACACCAAAAAAACCAACAACTACAACTGGAGTATTCTTAACACCAGAACAACAAAGACAACAAAAGGAGTCTGACAGAGCATTAGAGTTGAGCAATAAACTTGCAGGAGAGCGTGCTGAACAAAAAAAACAGGATAAGATAGAAGGTATAACAAAAAAGACCGCACTAGTTACGGACCTAGAGACAGAATTTGAACAAGTTAATAATGAAGCGAATGCAATCTTTTTAGAGGTAGAGAAAGATATAGAAAGAGGCGGCGTCACTACAGCTATAGCAGGGAGAATGGAAAGAGCTAGACTTAGAGAGAATACATTAAAAGCATTAAATGTTTCTACAAGGTTAAACGCTGCACGGGGTACACTAAAGGCAGCTGAAGCAAGGGCCGACCAAGCAGTTGATGAGCTGTTTGACCCCATAAGAGATGAATATGACGCTAAGATAAGAAATTTAGAAATTCTGTCTAAGTCTCCTAAACTTACAGCAGAAGAAAAGAAACAAACTGCCGACATGAAAGCTAACCTAGAAGCACAAAAAGAAAAAACAGATGAATTAAAGGCAATAAAACTATATAATAAAAAGTTAACAATAGAAGTTATAGCAGAGAATCCTGATATAGACCAAGCAATACTTGATAAAATAGAGGCTGCTGATTCAGAGATTGAAGCTATGAAAATCGCTGCACCTTATTTAAAAAAAGCAGCAGCAAGTACATCTATTGCAGAATATGAATATGCTAAAGAACAAGGATTTACTGGCACATTCCAACAATGGAAAGATAGACAAAGCAGATTTAAAACAGGTGTAGATAAAGATAAGGTCCCAACAAATCTTGGCGAAGCATCAAGAATAGTAGCATCGCAACTTGTTGAAATGGGGACTGATTTAAATGATGCCACTTACAAGCAAATAATACATGCAATAATTGATGACTGGAGTACTGACTCACATGCACCGACTTATGATGAAGTAAGCAGTATGGTTAATAAAGAAATGGGAATAGTCCGTGGAGGGGCAGCTCCGACAATAGAAGAAGACGAAGAAAATATTGCAAGCGATTTTATAACCGAAGCAGAACCAACAGGATTAGAAACGCTGACAACAAAAACAACTGAAACTAAACCAGCACTAGAGGGGTTTGAAGAAAAAGAAGAGTTAAAAATTACTGGTAGCGAACAAGAAGGCGAAGTAAAGGTCCTTATAGAAGATGGAAATGAAATTTGGTATGAATTTAAAAGTGGAGCATGGAATAAAATGTTTATATAACTTATATGGTATACATTCCTGGACAATTAAGTAGGCAAAAACAAGCTACAGGTGTTTATATTCCTGGTCAGTTATCAAGAAAAAGGACAAGAAAAACAGTGGATGTTTCTGATATTACTAAATTAAAAGCATACGCTGAAACAAGGGGACTTGAAGTTAAGAAAAAAAAACCATCTCTATTTAGAAGGGTTATTGATATTATTTCAAGACCACTCTATACTTCTGCTGGTGCGGTTAAGGCAGTTGTCGAGGGTGAGAACGTTGCAAAGGAGGCTTGGAAAGGCCTAACAGGTAAAGATAAAGAGACCTTTTCTGACGTCTTAGAGGTGTCGGGAGTCAAGAATAAATATGTAAAAGGTGGCTTAGGTTTTGTACTAGACGTAGCATTAGACCCACTAACATATTTTGGTGGTGGACTAATTAAGGGTGGACTGAAAATTGCAGGTAAAGGATTAAGACCAGCGGGGCGTATGGTTGCCAAGATGTCTCCTGAAAGAGCTAATTATTTAATGTCTGCGGGAGATAATTTAAAAAAAGCATTTGGCGGTGCTTTTGTTTTTGGTTATGGAACATCCAAGGGTTTGGCAGACGATGTTCACAGGGCATTAAATAAAATAGGAATTGCAAAGGAAGATATAATAGAAGGTAACATACAGGCGATTGGAAAAAAGTATGCTAAAAAAGAAATTGAGGAAGCTGGAGAGTTGATGATAACTAATAGACGATTAGAATTGGGTGCAAGAAAGACGGGTATAACCCCGACCTATAAGTTATCTAAGAGTGCCAAGGTAAATACTCTCGTGGATACCTTTAGACAAAAAGCAAAGGTGCTTGCCAAAAAATCAGGGATTGATGAAGAGAGGGCATATCAATATTATTTTCCATTTTTAAGAAAAGATAAACTTATTAAACGACCTAGCGGAGAGGCTGGCATATTAAAAACAGGGGGACAAGGATACCTCAAACAATTTGGAAACTTGATTAAGGATGAAAACCTTTTACGAAAACCAATAGAAGCATATTCACGTAGAGAGTTTGAAATAGTTCGTGATGCAATGTCAAAGGGAACGGTGGATGATTTGGTTAAAGCCTATGGCAAGCCAGCAAACTCATTTAAAAATGTAGATATGGCATCAGTAGCAGGGTATAAGCCAATTTATAAGAAAGGTCCATTACAGTTTTTTAAAGTTAAAACTCAACCAGCAGAGGATATTTTAAGACAAGTCTCTGCTCAGAGTGAGCCATTTGAACGAGCTATGATAAAGGTTGGTAAGGGAATACAAGACGCTGTAAAGGAAGGCGTTCCCGTTTCTGCTACAAAAAGTTTAAGAAAAGCAGCAGGTGTTTATGTTCCATCTACAAATGAAATTAAATTAAAATATTTTACTCCAGATGTTCTCCTTCATGAGAGAGGACATTCTTGGGACTTTATGAATAGCAGATTAAGTAAGGCTATAAATACTAATAGGACATTTCAAAAAGAGTTACGAATATTAACTGAAAGGTTTTATGGGGGTACTGCTCAACAAAGGGGGTCGGCCGTTGAAAAATGGGCCGTATTTATAGACAACTTTATTCATAACCCTAGCTTTGTAAAGAAAAATGCACCGATGTTCACCAGTTATTTTAGAAAGAAAATAAAAACAGACTGGGCTTTTAAAAAAGCATATCAGGCAGCGGCAAAGCAAATCAAGATTATTGATAAGACGGTAAAAAATATAAAGCCTGCCCTACAAAAAGCAGACAAGGGGTTTTTAGAAACAGCCATAAGGACGGCGTTTCCTGGTAAGGAGTTTGTTGGAGTTTCTAAGGCGAGGCCGATTGGTTATCTAAAAGAAACAGATGCAAAGTTTATAAACGATTTCCTATTCCCTGAATTTAAAGCAATAGATAAGTTGGCAAAAGCGTCGGGATATGATGGGTTTACACGATACTTTAAAACACTTGTAACTGCTTATTTCCCAGCATTTCATGTGCGTAATTATATCTCTGGTAATATACAAAATTATCAAGTTTTAGGAACACAGGCATTTAATCCAAAAAACCACAACGTTGCATTATCTATATTAAAGGGTACCAATAAGAGCGTTAAATTAGGAAAACAAACATACAACACAAAGACTCTTAATAAGGTAATGCAAGAAGAGTTTAAGGGTGCATCAAGGTTTATTTCTGATATTGGAGAGTATATTGAAGAATTAACTGGCAGTCGTTTTAGAGTTAAGAAAATAGGCAAAGCAAGGCAGTTCGGTAACTTTGTTGAGATGAATCAAAAAGCTGTTGCTATGACAGGAGCATTGAGGCAAGGAAAAACATTAAAAGAGGCGGTTAAGCTGGCTGAGCAGGCAGGTTTTGATTATAGTAAAATTACAAAATTTGAGAGTAAGATAATGAGAAGGGCGATTCCCTTTTATACATTTGCAAGAAAAAATGCTGAACTTCAAGCAAGAACATTTGTAAAGCGTCCAGAAAGAATTTTGAATCAAGTAAAAATGGCCAATGCTCTCAGTGTGGCATTTGGTGGCAAGACCACTCCAGAAGACTTAGAAGGACTGCCTCCATGGGTTTTGTCTGGCCTTGGATTTAAAATAGAGGGTAATAAATATCTTTCAAAATTTGGATTACCATTGGAGGAATTTTTAGAAAGAATGAATAAACCACTTGGAACCTCCCTTTCAAGCTTAAATCCAATTGTTAAATACCCACTTGAGGCAAAATTAGGCTATGATTTTTTTAGAGAAAGAGCGATTGTCGATATAAATAAAGTTGCACCAGCAACAGGAGAATTATTAATGAAAGCAAAAGAGGCAGGAAAACTGCCTAAATTTATAGATGAAGCACTAAACATCAAAAGCTATGTAAGTAAACACGATGGCAAAACAAAGTACACGATGTCACCCTCAGCTTTACATAAGCTACGAAACATACCAACCTCTCGTTTTCAAAATACTTTTGAAAAGTTATTTGATAAAGATATGGACAAGGTAAATAAATGGCTTTCGTTTTTTTCTGGTGGCAAGATATATGATATAGACCAAGAACAACAAAAGTTTTTTACAGAAAAAGATTTAAGAGATGATATAGAAAATCAACTTATGCAACGAGGAATTGGAAAAGAATTTAAAAACTTTTATATCTATAAAGATTAAGGGGCCCAAAAAGGGTCTTCTGTGCCATCCATCTGCTCAAAGTGTTTACTTGACCCACTTGAACAGTCTGGAATTACAAATGGAATTATTATAAAAACTATAATACATAAGATTATTACTGCGATTATTTCTCCTTTATCTGTTCCATTTTCATACTTCATATTAAGCTCTATATAATTTATTAAAGAAAAACTTATATTTTATTATTGGAATCTGGACTACCCTAAAGTAGTCCTTTTTCTTATGTTTAAAAACAACTGAAAAACCTTGCTGCCAATTTGGAATTAAAACATATTGAGGATACAGGCTACCTAAACTACCCAAGTTACCAAAATTGCCTAGTTTTTAAATTCTACCATCTCTTTCTAGCACTACAAAAACTAGAAATATAACTACTATCCAAAACATATTTACTTGCTTAATTCTTTTATCTTTTCTTCTAATTTCTTATTGTCTTCTGCTAGCTTTCTAAACGCTGGGAGATACCTCTGATCCATAATCTGAACAATCTCTTTTATCTTATCAACCTTCCTAGCCTTAAAATAGCTAGGGAGTTTTATAACAGCTAATGCTGTAAGACCGCCTATAAGAAGGCTTGTAACAAGTATAACAACTATTTGGAACCACTTAGGTTCTTTTTTTATTGGTTGTGGTGGTAAAAATTCTTTTGTCATATTTATTTAATTAATTGTCTTATAATTTAGTTGTCATTCCAGTAGCATCAATAATTTCCTCTCCTCTGCTGATAGTTTTTAATTGCTCTGCCCAATCTACTAAGTCTCCTAAACTTTTTATATCAGAATTTAAGATAGCAAGAGCAAGTTTTCTTTGACCATTAACCCAACCCTCTTTAAATTTTTCTTGTAATTCATTTGTCATACTCACAAGTTAATTATAAACTACTAGCATACTTGGAAACGGAGCAGAGTTTTTGCTATCGCTAAACTTTAATCTTCCTTTTATAAATCTTATTTCTGCCTTTCCATATATATAATCGTGAAAATACCGAGTATCTGTGCGAGCTGGAAGAAGCATAACTATCCTTGCTCCATTTAATTTATTTTCCATATATGCTTTTTCTACCCATTTAATTATCTGACGCCCGTACGGGGGATTGCACCAGCAATATCCTTTAATTAACCACCAACTCTTATTTAGTCCATTGTCTTTTTTGTTAAAGTAACCACCACATTTAGCATTTTTAGCATTCGCACAAACATCTAATCTAAAATCAAACTCTTCATTTAATCTATCAAATAAATCTTGAGGAGTTTCCCAGTCATCTTTATTGCTTGTAAATAGTCCTTTATTCATAATCACAAGTTAATGTTTTAAGTTTGAGCGAATCGTATGCTCCCTCGGTAATTGATAGCTTTGATGTTACTACTACAAATCCCACCAACACAGTCATAAAACAGATTGTTATGCTAACTGTGTAGATAATTAGGAAGAATGTCTGTAGCCATTCTAAACGATAGCAACTGGGACAAGTGACTCCCATAAACTTTGGATTCACGACCGATTGTGAGCAAAGCTGACAACGCATACTAATAAATAAGTCCTAAAAAAATATTCCAAAACCAATACACGATTGAAAGTCCCATCAAGAAAAATACGCCCCACAGTAATACTATTGATATAGCTAATACATTAATAGATGTAAGAAAATGTTGTAAGTCATGTAAATTTATATATTTATAGGTTAATTATCAGAAGTGTGAGGAGCAGCAGACCGACTTACATAATAAAACGGGCTTTCTCCCCACACTACTAATAAACAAGTCCTAAAAGAATATTCCAAAACCAATATACTATTGAAAGACCCATTAAGAATAAAACGCCATAAAGTATAATCCCCTGTATTACAGTTTCCCAGAAGAAACGCCTATTATCTTTCTTTATTTGTTCTTTAGCTTCTTTGAAGTTCATATTATTCCTTCTTTTTTCATAGACATTAACATTTCAATAAAATCATCTGCATACATTTCTACTAGCCACCTTTTCCTATCTCTTTTCATCATCACTACTGGGATTGAATCATAATCATCTCGTATCTGCTCAATAAAGTCGTAAGGCTTTTTGGGTACTTGTTGCCCTACCTTAACTTGGATTGCAAAGTCGCCTGTATTGTCTATGTCTCTGCCTTCTTCAGCTTCTTGAATCTGAAACTCTAAGTGTCGGCAGGCTCTGGGGAATATCTCTCTTAATAGTTTACAGGCCTCACGCTCCCCTCGTTGACCTTTTGTTCTTTGACTCTTCCCCATACTTTTAAAATTTAATTATTGTCCAGTTATCACTTTTTTTTAAGTAATTTAATAGAAAAGAAGGAATTATATGCGACCAAGTGTATGTTTTCTTCCTTTTAATGTTATATGCAACTATCATAATAATGGTTTTTGTGCCAATCTTTTATCAGCTATTTTTATATAATCAGGGTTAAGTTCAATCCCTATATAGCTTTTGTTAAAGTGTCTTGCTACTAGCCCTGTCGTGCCTGACCCCATAAAGACATCTAGTACAACCCCACCCTTCGGACAACCAGCCTTTATAGGCGTTTCTATAAGCTCTGGTGGATAAACAGCAAAGTGTGCATCAGCAAATGGTTTAGTATTTATCTTCCATACACAGCGTTTGTTACGACCTTGTTTTTCTACATTTTCGTGTGTTCCTTCACCATTGAATTGCCTTTTGTCGTATTCGTGTAATGTTCCTCTTTTACCACCACCTGAAAATCCTTTTACAGAGTTCCAAGTATGTATGCTTTTCTCTAACTGCTGTTCAAAATAATACTTCTTATTCTTAGTAAAGAAAAATATCTTTTCAAAATCTACTGTGAATCTATCTTTAACAGATGAAGGCATACAAGATGGCTTATACCATATCAATTCGTTTCTTAATATCCAGCCACGATTAGTCATTTCTATTGCAAAGCGAGAGGGGATTTGAATAAGGCACTTGTCTGGTACACTAGAACCGCGTGGCTTTGAGTTGTATGGCATTTGATAAACTTCTTTTGACTCAATATCTTCTGGCGGATTTTTCCAAGTTCCCTGCCCACTACCAGCATATGTATCTCCCAAATTCACCCAGCAAGTACCTTCTTTTTTCAAAACTCTTTTAACTTCATCAAATATATCGCAGAGCTTGTTTATGTATTCTTGAAAGGTTGGTTCTAAACCAAGCTGTTTATCAATTCTTTTAGCACCACATTTACAGTCACGATGTACATGTCCTGATGCACCACCACTTTTTTCCTGAAGACTCCCCTTACCAGCATCTGTTTTCATTTTATGGTCGCAATCTTCATCCCCACCTTCCCAAGTAGCTGTGCCATAATCTCTCAATGCCCAATAAGGGGGTGAAGTGATACACATATCTATACTCTCGTCTGGAAAGGTTTTAAGCACATCTATTGCATCTCCCTGATATATATGATTCTTTTTCATAATTTCTTCTTAACCTCTTTAGTTGATTTAGAACCCATATCTCTTTGTATATCTTCATACGCTTTTTCTATCCCCAAGCTAAATCCTCCATAGCCAGA